GCGAAAGCGACGCCCGTACATACGGTGCCGCCGCTAAAACGCAAAAGGATTGCTCCACTTTGTTACCAGCCCGTTATTACTATCTGGTTAATTTAAACATGAACGTACCTGCAGTGCGTCACACGGAACAAAGCTTCCTAGCACCTTTTCCAGTTGGGTAGCAATGGTCTCAATCTCCATTGAACAATTACCCTTTGGCCAAAGGTTAATCCAAGTTGATCTTTATCTTCTTTTAACGGGAAGAAAGATATTTTTGAATTTTAAATATCGTCCAGCTCTGGTCTCATATTCCAGAGAACTAGGGAACGCTTTAAATATAAAGGAAAAAAAACAACCTGTTTGGTTTATTTTCGTCGTGTGCTTGGGAACCACCCAATACACTAGGCGTACTAAGCGCCATCTCAGTGCGAGACTGAGGTCTGCTTTTCCACTCCTAGATTGTGAGAACGACGGTTTACTAAGCCCCGTAGGACCTTTAGCAACCTAAAAAGGTCCCAGTCTGGTCTACTCCAGATACTGGTGATGGGAGATTCGACTTCTAGCGACCCGCAGTCTTGTCCAACTTTGGCGTAACCCACAAGGTGTGAGGGCACCATCATGCCTTCCTACTTCTGGGAAATTGGGCAAAAACCTCTAAATGCCATAGGAGGTTGTCCCAAAATGTTTACCCCAGTTTCAGCCTCAGAGGCCATTGATTACGGCAAAGTTCTCCCCAATTGCTAGTTTTAGGCCTTCGCGGGCTTGCGACAGGTTGTGGATACACTGACAAAAGAAATGACAAAAGAAATGTACCGTTGTTATTATACTAGTCAACGTCTAGTAAATGAGATGGGCATTTTTGTTCGAAGTCCACCTGGACACAGGAATGCAAATCCCATGACCAGAAGTTCCCGTTCTGCCCAGGAAGTTTGAACCGTTTAAGTTTGTCTTCAACCATGAACAGGTCATCAAAGTGGAAGTTTTCGATCCTCCCAGTAAGATGACTGAATTCTTTACGTTCAGGGTATTTACGCATAGCCTGGTAACTGGCTCGCGCACGGTTCACATCTAAGCGTGCATCATACATAAAAACTGCATAAAGCACCATTGACCAATCGCTTTCACCGAAGACAGATTCGTAACCCCCAGGTAGAGCTTCTATCATACCTGGTGTGCGACACTTACCACGTCTGAAGTTTGGATCCCACTTTTTAGCAGTCGACCAACTGTTGCATTGGAACTGTGTTGAAAAGTCCCAGTTGGAATCATCGTAATCTTTGATTAGTCGTATGTACTGGCCTGCACAAGTCCGTCCCGTTCTTCCCCTTCTCTGAGCAGATATGTTGCGAGAAGAAGGACGCTTGATGAACTTGCCATGCTTGTAACCCGACGACCAACCAAGATCTATGATTTTCGTCAACCCTGGTATAGTCAAACCTGCGTCAACAATTGATGTTGCGAAATACCAATCAGCTTCTGTAACAGTGTTTTGCCCTCTGTACAATCCACAGACTCGTTTGTTCGTAACAAGTTGTGCTGCATGTCGCTTGCATGTCTCCACATCTTGAATACTTGGGACGATCATCAGTACACGATCGTTCGTCTTTGCACTTTCCATTAGGCAATTCCATCCATCTTCTAGCTTTCCGGGAGTGTCTCTGAAGTCGTCTTGTATTGTCCAGGCAGAATTCCTACCTTTTGAAAGACGTACCTCAGAGAACCTTTGGCTACCATAAAAGTCAGGTGTTGCTGTGATAACAACACATTGTCCTCTATATCTGTCTAACAGCCATAAACTGTCCTCATCCATCTCATGGAATTCATCCAGACATAGTATTGTGCTTTCAGGTAAATCTGCAAGTGTTCTACGTAAGTAGCCAGCAGTACCAAAGTTGATGTAGCCCCTTATCAAATTGTCCTCACAACCCGAATATAGTTTTGTCTGCGCTACAGGGTTGTTTTTAACTAGAATTTGACGGGGGCAGGCAACGATCACCGTTTCATATTTCTGCTTCAGGCTGATGACAAAATCCGTAGATTTCCCAGCACCAGGGACACCTGTGACCATGGGTGTCTTTTCCTCAAGCAGAGCCTCTTGAACACTACACACAGAATCTGCATGATCAATTCCAGTCCATCCTGTTGATGTACCCTGTTTTTCACGCTCGCCTGTGCCAGGTGTAGGCAATATAGAACTTATGTCAAAGTCTAGAGCAATTTGATGTATGTCTTGCCCAAACTTAAGACACGCGTCCACCCATTCTTGAGCTCTCTCGATACCACCATCGAAAGCAAAGCAGTCGATCGGAGTTGTCACCATCCACACACGATAAGCAATCACCTTAAGCATAAGGTAACGATCCTTTGGCATCATCGCTGATATGATCGCAGATGAGTCACCAAAAACTGCATAGTATAGTGAATTGAGCCTCGAATAAGCTTTCTCGCTAACATACTTTGCTGTTGCCAGCAACCTGTAAGCGGGTCCAATTATTGGAACAGTCATTAAGCCCTGTTCCAACCAAGCAACCAAAGCGTATATACCAAGAAGCAAACTGACTTTGACACGGAGGGCATTAGCCATGCTCTCACTGATATCGTAGTATTCCCGCCTGGCCCAGAAACCAGGAATGTCCATGAATGTTGAAAATGGAGTCTTCTGAGCAAGAATCTCCATTTTTTCATAGGTCTCTGGACATCCATTCAACAGGTAGATATGATGCTCTAGAGTGAACTCTGGATCATGAGGATATTCCCCAGGGCCTTTCAAGAACAACCCTGGGTCCTCAACATTTAGACCACCTATCTCCAACAGGCCTGCGAATTGTGAAAGAATACGACCATACGTGTTCGCCGTTGAGTCGAATGTCATAATGTCGACCTGAAGAGTGTTCCACCAATCATGAACCTTCTCCATGAGATCAGGTTCATGTGTTGAAACTAATAGACTCTGGCGAGTCCTATCAGTTGGCAGGTACATCAACCTCAAGACGTCATCATAACTTGTCCTAGGGTGTTGTTTCATAAACAACCTTCCCGATTTCCTCTTCAACAGAAGTTTTTCCATAACATCAAGATACTCACCCACTTTTTCATGCACTTCTGGGTAGTGGGCACAGTTCAGCTGAAGAGCAGTGAACTTTTCCCACCTATACCGAAGTGTATTCTTCTTCTTATAGTCAGAGAATTTTGTGAGTAATCGATTGATGTCATGGACAATAGCAACCTTAGGATGTGCACCTGTCAAAGAGGCAACCTCATCTAAGTGCTTTTGTTCAAAAGAGAACTTCTTCGCCAAAAAAGATAAGTCAGAAAGACTGTCTGAAACACCTTCGACACGAACTTGCACACCACGACTCAACCAGAAGTCAGATACCAATCTACCTGAAAACACATTTTCATCGAGATTAGTAGACCAAAAATTGTCATCTGAGAAGGAACTGAATTTTACACAATCATAGAATTCAGAGTAGGGTCTTCCGGTTATCTGCTTCCACGAATACAACATCAACACACGCATATACTCAGTGTTCGATGGTGTCGTTGTAGCATGACCGGTAGAAAGACCTTGGCGTTTGAAACGCGCCCTCCCAGAGTGTATGTCAATAATCCAAGAAGCAACGAGATTGTCATAGGTTGCATCAATAGCACTCTCGATAGCATCACGTTGAGAGTGTTTTTGGAAACCTTTTTTCCGTAGCTTCTTGATTACCCCCACTGCGTCAATGGATGCAGTGGAATCCATGGCTGTCACATCCATTGCGGTATGATGCTTGTAAGCAAGATGTTTTTCAGCCAAAGCGGACATCTCTCCATGAGATGCAGATACACCAACAGCCGAGAATGAAGATGGGTCAAGTCTTTTTGCAGCGTCTCCCTGAACTGCCATTGATAGATAGTAGTTCAAAGGATCTTGTGCAATGATTGTGCGAATTTTCTCACGTTCAACATAAGATTTTGGTAAAACCTCATCCTTAATAAACGCATGGCTGACGGTCGGAAATGCTTCAGGAGACTCTATATAATCTCCAACACACTGAAGAAACCTTTCCTCCCCGCCAACAGCATCAATCAACTTTTGACGACTTGAATTTCCACGGTCAGTGAAACGGAACGGGAAACCAGCAGAATAGTTTCTATGCCACTTCTTCCATACCTCTTCCGGAGATATGAGTTGGGTGTCTGAGAAAAGGTGAGACTCATTTTCAAATATCGCCTGAGCAAGTTCTTCCTGATCTTGCTCAGGTATGAGTGTCCCCTCTTTGAATCCACCAGCGAAGTACCGATTTGTGACTTCCTCGGCCATCTGAGCTGTTCCGAAGCGCAAGGAAAACACCCCAAGCTCAAAAGGGTGTAATTCTTGGAGCTCATGACAGAGCTCTTGCGTAAGAGAATCCATTTTTGGCAAGTTAGTTCTCACAGGAACCTTCACGCCAATCTCGTATTCTCCAGGTCGAATCCACTTGAAACCTAGTGGCGGAGGATTCACCCCAAAATAGCGTTGATACCTCTTCGCTATTTGGGGCAAATCCAGTTGAACACGTTTCTTTGTCCTCATGTTCAAATTCTCAGGGAGATGGTCAACTGTGACCAACCGATTACCAGAGCGAAACCAATGCCTAGGGACACTTATGCTAAGTATGGGAGTCCAACCAACCTTCTTACCTCCGCGGAGCGCACCGCGTAGGTTCGAGGTTGCAGTTAAAACACCCATAGCATCCTCTCCCAGTCGTGTTTGTCCCACCTGCTTGAAAAGAACAAGCAGATGGTGCATAAATTTCCATTTCCGACCCGAGGTCGGCATCCTACGGACACGACGTGTCAAGATCGCTCTTGACACTATGGCACCAGATAAACCAAACTTTGTAATTGCGAATTGCATGAAGTCCAACATGTGATCACGTTCCTGGGGACAGTCTATATCTGGATCATCACTGTAGGCCTCCAAAGAGGCTTCAAGTTTCTGAACACAGGTAAGACCGTAATCTCTTATGAACCGTTTTGGCCCTGTCCAAGATTTTATTGAGGAAACCGTTTGACCAGTGTGCGTCAGACCAGCAGCATTATTGTCACGGGTCTGCAATCGTTGCTCATCCTCATGAAGGAAGAAATGTGATGAGGCCCACTGCATTAGTTCCTTCTGAATGTTAAGTGACAAATCTTTACCGAAGATCCCAAAGTGTCTCCAAGGTATCACTGTCCCAGTCAGAAGATACACCAACATATTCGCAAAAACGAGACAATTGTCACCCAAGATCTTGTATCCTATCCCGTCAAATTCGCGTGAGATTCTCCTCAGGTCCAGAGAACCAACAATGGGTGATTTAACCAGGATAGTTTTTGCCAAAGGACGATCAGAGCTAGCTTCAGGAGGGAACTTGCTACGGTTGATACGGCATTTTTCTTGAGAAATTTGTTGCAATTCCCAGAACCAGCCATCAAATTCGACAAATGCATGGAAGACACCAAAATCTTTACCAAGCACCGGTAACCGTATGTTGAACAAGTGCACCCGAACCAACGCTGGTTGTGCTCGCATCTGATCCATCCAGAGTTTACCTGCCACCCTTGTCCTCAATGGTCTTGACAAAGCGAAGGAAGCTGGGATAGCAGAGGTGACTGAAGCTTGAGGGAGCTCAGGAAATATACCACGCACCAATTCTGGCATAGCTCCTATACCAACACTTCTAGTCAGATCATCGAAGTGCCTCAAAGCATCAACCAGAACCCACCAACGCTTCTTCATGAAATCCCGACCGGACGATGAGAAACAATTGGCATTTGCGAGACGTGAGTATAGTGCCCTGAAAGAACCAACAGAAAGAACCCCACCAAGTGCCTTCACAACATCCGTTGCAATATTAGACATACCCACATCAACATGAAGACGAGCCTGCTCACTAATCAAGTGGTTCAGCATATGCCTACTCGTCTTATAGGTGTAGTGGGGAGGTTTTGAGTTTGTGTACTCCCAGAAAGCTTCGACGTTTGCCACATCAGACATGTCCTGGATTTGATCCAAGAGGGCTCTAGCAAGTGTTGGTGATGCAGTGTTTTTGACAACACGTGAATCCAACTGATAGTACCTCTTTCGTGATCTCACCCAGAAATTCGTTGTGCTCTTCCTGAATGTGACATCTTTTCGACAGGGCTTGTTTTTACGTTCGAAACCCCTGTACACCGTAGTTGTAATGGCCTCCAGGTCAATGGCATCAAGCTTGCCATTATCTAAACCCTGAAGAAAACAACGTTCACATTTTCCACCGAAATCGTAGCCTCTACCCCCGCAAGGGCAGTCGATATTGCGTGGATTCATGTGCACATAAGGGTTGTGCACAGACCGCGAAGTCAGAGCTCTAGAACCTAGCTCTCTGTACTTCGTTTCTTCATTCACGGTAATATACCGTGCAGAAAAAGCCTTTTTGGCGAATGGCTCGAACTCTAACCTTTTAGAGGTCAGCCAGCCATGAGCGTGTTCAGGGTATGTCTGGGTAAGGCTAAACCCAGACCACCCAACGAGTGGTGAGCCAGTTGGCTTGCACACCTTACGGACAAATTTTAACGTCAACTCAAACTCTCCACGTTCCCAGGCAGAGTTGAACAGAGTGAACCACCAATCATGATTCTGCCCAACTACTAGATCCGTCGGCTTCCAACCATATGCATCCCAATCATGGCAGCAGTGGTTCAGAATCCTAAACGGTTGAACGGGAGAAGCATCATTGTCCACAAGAGCATCTACCCACCATTGAGGACCATCTTTAACGACTTTGGCCCAGTCGGGTTTAGTTATAGGTTTGCTCCTATCATGGAAGAGGAGAGCACGCAACTCATCCTCTGGCACATGTAGTGGAATTGTGTGTTCCTTCAGTGCATCTTCCCAGACAAATTGGTCGCCAACCTGAGGCAAGATGGTTTGAGGGACACGAACCGCACAACACGTATTGGTCACACCCGATCCTCCGTGATGGACTACCCAATCAAATTTGTGGAGATAGGTAGCATGGTTCGTGAAAGGAGACTCCACGTAGTCAGTACCCTCAAAAAGGTACGTCCACCTTTTGTCAACCTCCCATTTCACAGGCAAAGAGCGTAACCAAGCAAGAGCCGAACGAGTTTCTTTCGTTATTGACTCACAAGAACCAAGAGAGAAATAACCTTTGATGGTTTCATTTTCCTGAAATGAAGTTTTCTTGACAAAGTCATCGTAGGGTTTAAAGCCAATTGATGGAGAGGAAATCTGCCATCTATCAGCCGCCCACGGTGCTATAGAGTGAAACTTAGGTGGTTCAATGTACCTGAACTCACCTTCCCACTCTAACTCATTCAGATATTTCGGAGCGGTTAACCATTTGTTATATAGTCTTCCAACTCCAAAACCAAAACCAGGATCGACAGTGACATCTTTGAAGTAGTGTCCAAGATAGAACTCAGGACAAACACCATTGTCCTCGCGTGGAACTGGACACACCTCAAAGACTTGTTTTTCAGGGAACACAGAGGCAAGGAAGTAATGGAACGTCGTCCCGGACACAAGGTAGATGAGATCACTCTGTTCGCATATAGGCATTGCTGCCTTGATATGCTCGAAGAGTGTCTCATGCATAGCCTTCATGTCTGAGACTGCATACAAGCCTTTCTCAAGAATCGCCTGCCCTAAAGATATAAAGGCTTTGCTGTCCATTGGGAGGGAGACAGTCTCCCATCCTTCATGTGCAAATCTTGCAACATGGTCCGGATGCGTAACCAATACAAAATCAGGGGGCATAACCCTCTTATGTGTGCCCACTGGCCTATCAGGAACTTTGAGCCATTCTGAGTCATCCGAAAGTTCCACAACAAATGACCCAGGTACAGGGTAGTTTGTCTCATCTGGGTCGCCGATGATTGGTTCACCGTCCCAGGCAGCGCGTATTTCATTCCATAGGGCTGGAGATACCTCCAATTGCCCTTTACCAGAACCAAAAGAATCGAACAAAGATTTAGCGAAACCGTCGCAGATGCCGAAGAAGTCAGAAGACATCCAACCATTTTCACCCACCGTGAATTTATATTGTTCCTCCACGGGGATAGGCTCAGGTTGTTCTTCCATCTGTGCAGCGAAGTAATTCGTTGCAACGACATCCAACGTTGGCTCCAAATCGCCAATTGTGCCCATAACAACAGCCGTGGTTAGCTCAACAGGAAGCAAACCGAAATTCCAGTCAGCCTCAATCATCCTGTGCAAGCCAGCCTTCAGGCTAGCTTTATCTAGATGAAGCTCACTGTCCTTGGTCTGGGAACCCTCGGCGACATGACAAAAACCATCCCCAATGCCAAAATTAACGTACTCATACACCATCAGATCTATATTTGCTAGGAACTTGAAGACGTCCATCTCGTCACCAAAGTCACCTACGTGCATACCAAACAGTGCAGAGTACCCATAAGATGGTGGGAACATCTCCTTCCAGCAGAGGTCGAGCGGAAGATCTTCCTCCTCCAAGTACTCAGCCTCAGCACCCAACTCTTCAAAATAGTCGGGAGTCAAGTAGGTGCCATTGTCCACATCCGACCCAGTACCTACCCTTGCATCAGGGTTCTTCTCAAGGATTTTTGAGATTTCATTCTTCAAGTTCTCACCGGCTTCAAGGTCCACCCCCTTCGCGCCAGGCACAGTCACCAGATGATAGAATCCACGATAGACTTCGACAAACGTCATCGCTTTAAATTGTTTAAGCCCTGCCCAATTAAAGACCTTATCAAAGTCGCCAAGGAGACAATCGGGTCCAAGAACTCTGGCAGACCGCCACCTGAGTTTAGGACGCAGGACAGACAATGCACAATAACCCATGCCGAAATCCTTGACGTCGGCAGAATGTGATGATGCCAACCTATTAGCCAATGGATTTCCTTCAAACACTGAAAAAGCAGGCTGATTAGGGAAGGAATTGCAAACAAGTTCCACGAAAGTCCTATCTAATCTCCTAACATCTTCAGAAGCATGACAAAATGTGTTCTGTTTCTTTGCAGCAGCTTGGATAATCGGATGGTTCCCAACCTGCTTCAGAGCACACCCTTTCAGATCCGTTAGACAGTAAGATGCAGGTCGGATATGCACCTGACATCTGCAGACTGTGAAGTCTGGACTTAGCTTTAACTGTTCCCCAAGTGGTACAGGGTAACAGGGGTTCTCAGTGAATTTGGCTAACGGGGGTTCACCACCCACCCGTGCACCTCCATAGGATGTGCAGTCAAGAAACTCCCGAGGAGACAGTGTTGGGATGAAACCGTCATCACCAACGGACTTCTTCTTGTCGCCTGAAGAAGTAGAAGGCCTGGATTGGGTAATCACCCTGGTGTCATCCGGCACAGACCCAGACCGTGTCGGAGCGACTTTATTCACAGATGTGTCGCGGCCACTGCGGGAAGAGCCAGATCCCGGCTGGTTGTTTTGGAGTTTCTCCTGCATAATCTAGGACAAGACCAGACTTTTTCTGAGAAGTCTAACTCTCAATTCATAATCAGTTTGCCCAGAGGGTCTTTAAGGCTGTTCACAGCGATAGCCTCATTTTAGAGATGGGCTAACTCTTGCAAATGCAAAATTAATACAATTTAAAGTTCCTCCAAAGAAGTTTAAACAGCGAACGTTCCTCAAATCACACAACCGTTCTCGGTTAGCGAGGGGTAGGGTTTCACACATAAGACTGCAGTTCTTATACGTAGGAACCACCAGACGTTCAACTCGACAGAGTATAAACCAGTCATAGGCGTCCTAGAGACGTAAGTACATCACATATGTCTATGACGATAGAAATCTCCCAAGATTTCTCTAACCCCC